TTTCAAACGTATTGGCTACAGCAGCTGATTTGAACGAAACATCACTAGAGCAATCTTTGATTGATATAGCAGGTTTCGTAGATGAAAGAGGATTAAGAATAGCTCTTCAAGGACAGAAAATGATAATTCCAAAAGAATTACAATTTACTGCTGAAAGACTTATGAAATCTCCTCTAAGAACTGCGACTGCGGACAATGACATCAATGCATTGAGATCTATGGGTATGTTACCACAAGGATATGTAATCAATAATTTCCTAACGGATACTGATTCATTCTTTATCATGACTGACGTGCCTAATGGTTTCAAACATTTTGTCAGAAGCCCAATCAAAACAGCTATGGAAGGTGACTTCGATACAGGTAATGTTAGATTTAAAGCTAGAGAAAGATACTCATTTGGATTTAGTGATCCAAGATGTGTATTTGGTAACGGAAATCTACCAACTAGTTAATAGATAACAATCTATAATTTAAAAGGGGCGGTGCTATGCATTGCCCCTTTTTTTATGTATAATAAAAACACCTAGAAAAATTAATTATGCAGACTGGCTAGGCAGACGGTATAGAGACTGCATATGTAACGCTATACAGGAGGATATTATGGCAACTACAACATTTTCTGGCCCAATAAAAGCCGGAGATAAAAGAGAAGGAGCTAGTGCAAACACAGGTTTTGTATCTATGGCTCAATCAGCACCAGTAACAGAAGTTAACGCTTTCGGAACAACTTCTATAATTATTCCAGCTGGATCACAAATCACAAACATTTATGTTTTAGTAACAACAGCATTTGATAATGGTACAAACACTATTGATGTTGGAATTAGCACTGACACAGATTTATTTGTTGATGGTTTAACTGTAGGAACTGTGGGCAACCACAGAGTTGCTGCAGCTACAACAGGTGATGAGACTAAATGGAAAAATACTGGAACAGAAGACACAACAATTGTTTTCATATCTCCAGGTTCTGGAAACGGAGCTGGTATTTTAACAGTTGAGTATTTGCAAAACAGAGCACTCGCTTAATAGGAGGATAAATGGCAGCTAAAACTGACATACAGGCCACTAGATCCGATGCAGCAGCAGGTGTAACTGCAATTATTGCAGCACCTGTAAGACTTAGAGGTATTATAATTGCCTCTGATGGTGGTGGTGCAGGAGTGTTAGAATTAACAACAACATCAAATGCAGGAACAACTTTATTTCAAGCAGATGTTCCAACAGGCGATGTAATTAATTTTAATTTTCCGGAAGATGGTATTCTGTTTCCAAAAGGTATTTTCTGCAAAACAAAAACAAACGTTGCAGCTTATACACTTTTGACAGATAAATTTTCTGGGCCTAATCTAACTACAACAAACGGATAATAAATGCCTGGTGGTGCTTCATTTATAAGT